CTATCCATGCTTTCGGAGGACCTCAAGCTCTTGCCCAAGACAGCCGATCATACATTGATGCCCGCGGACTTTTCAATGATGCCGGTGCTTTGGATACCTATAATATTCCTGATGGATTCACTGGATACTGGCACGGACCCAACAACCCCTACAACGAGGTCAATTTCGGAGGTCCTGCTGCTCCAATCAATCCTGATGGTGTTGATCCCGCTGTTCTTGCTCAGCTTCAAGCCCTTCAAGGAGGAAGTCACATGGACAACTCCACTGTCTCTGATGCCGGAACTTTCGTGTTGACTGAGACCTCTTTGGACTTACATTGCTGGGGACAAAACCCTGTTGTCACTGCTAAGCTTCAACTCAATGGACAAGATCGCTTCTCTGAGCGTGAAGGATCTTACTTCAGCTGGGTTCAACCTTACCAAGCCCACACACGCAACCCTGATGAAGGTATTAACGTGTACAGCTTTGCCTTGAGACCCGAGGAACATCAACCCTCAGGAACTTGCAACTTCTCTCGTATTGATAACGCCACACTTCAATTGGTCTTGTCTAACGCCACCGTCGAGGGAACAAAGACTGCCAAAGTGCGTGTCTATGCTACAAATTACAACGTAAAAATTCTTAGTGCGTTGAAAAGTTACCTACAAAGACAAAGTGAGCTCTTGTCTTTGATTAAAATAGTTAAGCACTCACAAAAATTGCTAGTAGCTAGTGGAATCGTTTGTTTGTGACTAAACAGCATTCTGCAAAATACCTTGTTGTTCGAGAAACCCCTTAGAGCCTTTTATACCAAGTGCTTTTCCGAAAGGAAAGCATGGCGGAGACTAAACTCCGGTATGGTAATAATTAAAAGGATTGGGCAACTCGCATGCTTACTACCTAAATCCGATATGATAGGATATGGTAGGGCGTCAGAGACTGAACGGGTGTTGGCTGTCGATGAAAGATTAATCATCTGGAGACGGCTTAAGATACAGTCCATCCACTAGGGAAACTTAGTGGGATCATAATTGGCTAAGAATTATGTCGGGAATGGGAGGTCTTAACCATTTGCGAAAGCGAATAACCAGGACCGAAAAGCAGTATGCTATAGTAAAGCGACCACTTACTATAGAAAACCATTTATGCCGTCGCAAAAATAACCCAAGGCTAACTGCTAGTGATACTATTAAGATAGTATTGCGACATATCTTGTTGTTCGGGGAACCCCTTATAGCTTTTTCTACCAAGTCTAAATTGGAAACTTTTAGATGGCTGAGAGTAATTAACTCAGGTATGGTAATAATGAAAAAGATTGGGCAATCCGCATGCTTACTACCTAAATCCGCTATGATAGGATATGGTAGGGCGTCAGAGACTGAACGGATATGGGTCAGCAATGAAGGTCTAATCAACCTGAGCTGGTCTAAGATACAGTCCTCCCCATTAGGAAACTTATGGGAATCAGAGTGCTTATTCAAATTAAGCGCAGTGTGTTACAAGTTATATTTTTATTTGTGTTACAATAATTACAAAAAAAATAAATTAAAAATTCATAATATAAATATTACATTATGAATAATACAATGAATTTTGAAGAAATTAAAGATAAATATGGAACTATTAATATATTATAGTTAAACAGCTTAAATATAAGAGTATATAATACAATATACAACGACACTAAATGGCACAAACTAGTATCGAAAAAGACAATGAATCGCATTTAAATAGATTTAAATTGGCACCACCAAGTCCATCTTATATCGCTGGTTTAATTGATGGAGATGGATGTATTTTTATACGAAAAATAGCAGATGGATATCAATCTGGAATATGTCTTGCTCAATGTCGAACAAATGTATTACAAATAATTCGATATCATTTTGGAGGTAGTATAACATCAAGTTCAAATAGAAATGATAAAACAGTTGATATAATAGATCAAGAAACCATACACAAGCATAATATAAGAAATCAATATAATCTTTTAATTAGAAGCAATGAGTATCAATTATTACTAGAATATATAAAAGACAGTTTTGTTGTAAAGCATGATAGAATTATGTGTTTATTTGAAATGAATAAACTAGTTCATATTTCAAATAAGACAGACGAAAAAGAACAATTACACTTATTATGTTCATCCAAATCAATTTTAAAGGATGAAAATTTAAAAAAAATAAATATAGAATATATTCAAGGATTATTTGATGCTGAAGGCTGTGTCTATATTGATAAAAATACACACAAGTTTTATGTTTCAATTTCTCAAAAAAATTATCCTCGTTTGTTATTAGAAATTCAATATTTTTTAGGGTTTGGAAAAGTTAATAATTTTCAATTTTGTATTACTAAAAAAGACGATTGTTTAAAATTTATTGAACTAATGAAACCTGGTGTGATTGTAAAATACAATCAGGTTATCGCATTTGAAATCTTTTTAAATACAACTGATCAATTTACTAAAAATGAAATGTATAAAATTTGTAATAAAGAAAAACATAAAATAGAACATTTTACAGATTTAAATCAAAATGAAGAAGGAAAAAAAGGTTTTCAAGAAATTATAAATATTAAAGAAAATAAAAAAATAGTTTGTAAAGAAATAATATTAAAACAAGTGTATAAAGAAAAATCTGAAAAAATGATGGGGTCTGGTAATCATAATTATGGTAAAGTATTTTCAGAAGAACACAAGAAAAAAATATCAGACGCGATCCGAGATGCAAAAGGAGGAGTTAGCGATGAAACTATTTTAGAAGTAAGAAAACTTGTTAATGAAGGTAAAACAAATGTTGAAATACAAGAATTGCTACAATTATCAAGACACAATGTAACTAGAATAAAATGTGGAAATATTATTTGTAGAACAGAAGAAAAGGTGGTTAAGGATAAAACAACTCAAGAACAACGGAATATTGCGAAACGTAAAATCAATTTAGATGAAATTTTTATTGTAATCGATAAATTGATTAAAAATGATAATCCTACTGTAATATTAGATTTTTTAAATGATAGACGACATAGTTATAAAAAGTATGATTATTTAAATATTGATGTTGTAAAAAATATAAAACGAAGTATTAGTCAAAATAAAATGCCTTTTTATCAGTGCGAAATGTCCGTAGAAGATTATAAATATTATAAAAATGAAATCGAAGAATATTGTGTTAGGTTAAATAAAATTTAAATAAAGTATAAATAATTATTTACGAAATAAAATCATAAAGACGAATTACAAGACTTTATGATTTTTCAAGTTACTCATTACTACAACATAATTTTTCTCTGAAGTAATAATGTTGATCAATGTTTTTAATCGGATGATACAAATTATCAACAGAAATTTCTGATAAATCCCAATCTTTTTTCCATACTATACCTTTTAACTCAGGAATACAAAGAACTTCTAATTTGTTATGAATAGCCAATGTATTAAATAATGCTTCATCCATAAACAAATTTTTATATAGTTTTGCGTATTTATCAATTGCTGAAAGCATTTTTTTCGAGCATCTTATTGCACATATCATAGAGTGTGAATAAGGTAGATCAATTTTGATTTGTTGATATATATAGAACCAAAGCCAATCAAAACTTCTTTCTTGTATTATATTATCTTCGGCAACCAATAAGTCCCCTGTATTATATTTTTTATCAATATTTTGAATTGTATTTATACTGGGAATAAATACATCTTCCTCAACAAACCATATATAATTATAATTTGTTACTTTCCTATTAAAATAATACAATGCTTTGTCTCTTGAACCCGCTTTATTATTAAATCCGTATATACAGCTTTTGTATCCATTATTTTCACATTCAATATTATTTATTTTAATTATATTGACAACTCCATCGTATCCAGGTATTTCGTAATTATTATCATCAATCACAATAAAAACTTCGTAGTCTGAATTTAATTTTATATTTTTAAAAAAGTTGTATGTTTTGATACAAGGTCTTACTGCTAAAAGGCATATGATATTCATTTATTATTATATTTTATATTGTTATTATGATTTATGAATTTGTAACGCAAATCGGTGAAATTAAATAGAATAATAATAAAATAATAGAATAATAATAGAATATAACAATTTAAATAAATCACTTCAAAATACTTATATGTCTCATACAGAACCAGTAATTTTAATTTTTGGTGCGAATGGTTGGATCGGTTCCAAGGTATATAATTTGTTAGTTGATATGAATAAAAATGTGTTTAAGGCAAGATCAAGAGCAGACGATTCCGTTTCTGTGGAAAAGGAAATTCAAGACATTGGAAATATTGCTCCAGTTACTCACGTGATGAGTTTCATTGGAAGAACGCACGGGGTATATGAAGGGGAGACGATCGGGACTATTGATTATTTGGAGAAGCCTGGAAAACTTGTGGAAAACATTCGAGATAATTTATTTTCCCCTGTAACTTTGGCTGAAATTTGTAAGAAGCACAATATTCATTTCACCTATTTAGGAACAGGATGTATTTTTGATTACGATTCGGAACACCCATTTGGAAGTGTAGAAACAGGATTCATTGAGAGTGATCTACCAAATTTCTTTGGGTCATCCTATTCTATAGTGAAGGGATATACAGATAGATTGATGCATACTGTTTACGATAATTCTGTCTTAAATGTTAGAATCCGAATGCCAATCACAGATGAAATAAATCCACGCAATTTTATAACAAAAATTACAAACTACAAGAAAATTTGTTCGATTCCCAATTCAATGACCGTGTTAAATGAGTTGCTTCCTATATTAATTGATATGGCTTTTAAAAATCAAGTCGGAACAATTAATTTAACCAATCCGGGGCTGATTTCACATAATGAAATTTTAGAAATGTATAAAGAAATTGTAGATCCTGATTTTGCGTGGGAAAATTTTTCGATTGAAGATCAAAATTCAGTTTTAGCATCTAAAAGATCGAATAATTGTTTAAACACAGAGAAATTAGAATATCTCTCAAATGTGAAACATATTAAGGAATCTGTTAGAGATATTTTGCTTCAAATGAAGACAAATCTTTAACAAACAAATAATATAATATAATAAATTGTGTTTATAAGCGTTATAAAATAATAAATAATCTATATGTTTTATTTATTATGAATTTGTTAGTTACAGGTGGCTGTGGTTTTATTGGATCCAACTTTGTAAATTATTATTTCAATGAAAATCCACTTGCGAATATTGTGAATATAGATGCAATGTATTATTGTGCTTCGGAAACAAATATTTCAGAAGAGATACGAAAATCAGATCGTTACCATTTAGTAAAAGGAAATTTATGTTCGTTTGATTTAATTTCGAATATTTTAAATATTTATAAAATAGACACAGTCATCCATTTTGCTGCACAATCGCACGTCCAGAATTCATTTGATAATGCTCTTCAATATACACACGACAACGCAGTAGGCACACATACATTATTGGAAGCGTGTCGAAAGTATGGTAAAATACAGCGTTTCATTCATATTTCCACAGATGAAGTTTATGGGGAATCAATGTTGTCTGAAAACGAAGAAAAAAAGCACGAGGGATCTGTCTTGTGTCCAACAAATCCATATGCCGCAACAAAAGCGGCTGCCGAATTAATCGCGAAATCATATTACCACTCTTTTAAAATGCCAATTATAATTACTCGAGGAAATAATGTATACGGACCGAATCAATATCCAGAAAAATTGATTCCAAGATTTATTGAATTACTTTTAAAAGGGGAGGCAGTTACAATACAAGGAGACGGTTCCAATGTGAGAGCATTTTTACACGTAAATGATGTGTGTAGTGCATTAAAATTAGTTTTGGAAAAGGGCGAAATTGGGGAAATTTATAATGTCGGCAGCGACGACCATCACGAATATACAGTCTCGCAAATCGCACATATATTAATAAATAAAATTAGAAAGACAGATAAATATGATGAATGGATTAAATACATAGAAGATCGTCCATTTAATGACAAACGATATTATATTAGTAATCAAAAGGTGAAAAATTTAGGTTGGACAATTGATGTTGATTTCAATGAAGGAATTGATGAATTGATTGAAAAAATGAAGGCAAATATACATAATTAAATGGAATAAATTTATCAGCGATTTTTATATTTTCTATATTGTTTCCTTGTTTTCTTATGTTTTATACTTAATTTTCGATTATTATTTTTTTTATATTTTTTATATTTTTTACTTTTTGATCCTCCTAATAAATAAACATATCCAGTGGCTAATCCAGCAAGAGTTCCTGTTGCTGCGGAAACCATTTGAGATACGCTTTTATTTTTGTTAGTATCTTGATTCTGATTCTGTGATTGTAAATGTATTTGCGAGTTATTCTCTGTAGAAACAGATTGATTCAACGAAATATTGTCAATTTGCTCTTCATCATTTAAATTATTTTCTTCTATTTCTGTAATCAGATTATCCAATTCTGTAATAACAGTATATTCAGGGGTTCTTTTATTGTCTAATTCCAAATTGTCTATTGGTTTAATACAAGAAAAAAAGGGAAACTTTTCAAATGTAGTTGATTCTGTTTGTTTAATTTTTTCGAATCGTTCATTATCAATAATCCAACGGAATTGTTGATACGCCTTGTATTCATTTTTATAAAAATCATATATTTCGTAAACGAATATTATAGCGATTATTATTTGTAGATCATTTGTAAATTTGAATCCAATGAAATGACACGATGTTTTTAAAATGACTACATTAAATGGCTCCTCTTCTACTGTGATGTATATATTATAATTGCCTAATAATTTATCCATCATTTTTTCAGATTTACCAAACAATCTACAAATTTTTGTATAATTTTGTTTTATATATTTTTTGTCTACCGGATTGATATGATCGTAATCGGTTTGAGTATATGACAAAAATGGTGCATCCATTGTATTCATTTTTCTCAAAAATATTTCATAAATAGCGGTAGTATTTTTTGTAATTAATAAAAAAGAAATCAATAAATACAATCTATATTTTTTGTATTCAGATTCAGGGGGAACATCATTTTTATATTTATCAAATAAAACAGTATCCATTTTTTCAAAAATCAAAGGCATAAGTTTACTTGATACACAATTTGCCCGATCTTCAATATCAATAAAATTTTTATATGAACACATATTTTTAGCAATCTCTGTGTTAAACAAAAATTGTTTATTCGAATACATAACATTAATTACATTTAATTCACGAGCAAACTGCCATACAATTTTTTTTAATGCCTTATCAGTGATTTTATCATACGAAACAGAATGAAACCCATTTTTATTTCTATTATAAAAATTATTGAAAAAATAATTAGAAATATCGTCCAATGTTTTGTTAGTCCCCTTGTTATAAAAGCCTAATTCTTCAACCAATGCGTCGAATGGATTTGTAACAAGAGTAGAATCAAA